GCTTCGGGAGGTGAGGTGAAGTCAATAGTATTCTTTTCTGCTTTAGTAAGATAAGAAGAAGAAGAATGAGCTTCAGAAAGATTGTCTGGAGGAACAAAAGGAGAATATGACAAAATCTTAGCATTTTTACATCCAATGGAAGTAAGAAAAGCCATAATTGATTCCGCAAATATTGGTGTAGTCATAGCATCTCCTTCACCACCTGCTGTGTGTATTCCATAAAGTAACCTTGAAAAACGCACATTTTGAGCAAGAATTGGGATTCCACACATGCCTTTCTCGGTTTTTCCACGTCCAACGAACATGGTACTTACCTTTATGATAGCATCTGGTGTATAATCTTTAATTCCTTTGATGGTGTACAATTGCTTTCCTTGTTCAGTAGAAGAATGAACTGAAGTATCACCTTTAGGTCCAACATAAGAAGAAAATTCAACATGATCTGGAAATTCATCTTTGTAGGCCCACAAATGAGTAATATCAGTAAATTGTCGCTTGAAGGACTCAGGAAGTTTGAAAAAAGCAGCATCGTGCCCGTAACATTCTGTAACGGTACCGTCTCTGTTTTTAACAGATTCGGTCTCACGAAGATCTTCCCATTCATTCAAATAAACTAAAGAAAGGGTTTCAAAAGGACAAGTGAATTTCTTTTCTTCACCATCTTCCATCCAAGCAATCTCAAACCAAGCTTTTTTAGCACCAATGGCATTTCGGAATAAATGACGAACAGTAACTCCGTAGGTACCAACAAGCATGGTGGCATTCATTTCATCTTTCTGGATTTTATCATCCCATTGAGAATAGACTCGAGCAGAAATAACATTCTTACGAACTTTTTCTGCTATAGATTGGTAACGATCTACCACTACACCTTCGACAGGTTGTCCTTGAGCAAAGTGTAGACGCGGATTTCTCCTTACGTATTTTCTTTGAGTCTTCTTAGTCTCTCTAGATCCAACATAATTGCCTTGAGCTTCCTTTTTCTTTTCTTCGGGTTTATGGGTCATAACTTTATAAAGTTGATAACCACAAACGATCATCAAAGAAGCGGCACAAAGTTGACTGAAAATAACAAGTATATCAGCAGCAAGTTGAGGGACCCAAAGAGATTTTGGGGATTGAAAAATGACTTCAGGGGCGGGTTTGGGAGGATTGATTTTATGAGCATCAAGTTTGGCCATAACTTCGGCTTCTTTCTGTGAAATAACCATACCAGCTGTTTTATGAGCGGCGACTATATCAGGAGAAACACGAACTTCACGAACGAGACTCATGTGTTCACTATTAGGAAGCGAATCAAAGAAATGAACTAATAATTGTCTATCTTTTTCATTTTTGACATCTCGGTTCAATAAATAACAATATTTATAGACACGCATTCTTTGATCTCTAGTCCATTCCATAAGTGGGGGTTGATAGTCTAATTGTTGCCACATAGCGGCACGTTCAGTTCCAGTAAGCAAATCATTCCATCCAGGAGGTTCGGCACGGGTGACAGTTTTGATTTCATCCATTTCAAGCATTTTATAAGCATCTACCATAGTATCTGCTATTTCTTTTTGAGTTTCTGCAAGCTTTGTATCAATGTCTAAATGCTTATAGACAGAGGCACTTCGAAGTGGATTAGAAAACATTTCTGCTCTGTAAGGGAGTGTAGCACTGCCAACATCAGCATCAATCTGTGAAAAATCAAATGACATCTCTTCCAAATCCTTTTTGAAGGATTGAGCTTCAATATGAAGAGAGTAATATTTCTTGCAAATTTCATTCATGACATCTTTAAAATTCAGATTGGCCCCAATAATTTTAGGGACTTGAGAAAGTGGGTCTAGCATATTGAATTCATAATATTCAGTACTCTTTTTAAGACCAGACTTTAACATGCGAGGTGGAAGCATATTGGCAGCAGGACGTTGAACATTCTTGTCAGGATCAGAAAACTTCTCTTGGAAAGTAACATTAAACACAAGGTCTCTACGACGCAAAAAGGCCATAGGTTGTGTCAAATTATTTTCAGTAGGCAAAGAAGTTGCATTAGAAGTAAGTATGATGACTTTCGAAGTGAAAACAGAATCTTTCTCATGAAGAGAAGCTCCTTCTGTAGATTCAACAGCATCATTTTTGGCATGTATAACAGCTTCAGCTTCGTCATTAACCCTTTCGGATGTTCTGACAGTGAAGATATCATCAAAAACCGCTACAAATTGACCGCGGTAACGACACCAAAAATCAGATTTCATTTTTCTATAATAACATAAAGAATCATGACTTCGACTTTCATAGTTTACTTGATTGATACGACATTCATATTCATACAACACTCGCGTGATGTAGCGAATGAGGGTGGATTTACCTACAGAAGATCCTCCAACTAGGCAGATGACGAGAGGTTCGACACGACCGACTAGTTCTTTCTTGCAGGTATTTGCATATTCAGCCATAGATTTAGTGTGATTTCCACATAATGCAAAATTTGAAAAATTGGCTTGGGGTACTCCAAGTTTAACCATCTCTCGAGACAACTCGATCCATTTGTCGTACAACTTAATGCACTGATCAGGAAAGAAGATATCTTTGACCATCATCTCAGGAGAGTATCTTTTGAACACTTTTTCATATTCTTGGAACCATGATTTAACATCATTCACAAGGACTTGAGTTTTCTCTTGTCCCATAGGGTATCCATAATATTTACAATGCATCCAATTAAGTATGGTTTGAAAAAACTTGAATATACATTCAATGGCTTTAATCATGGTAGCTGCTTTAAGGAGCTTGGTACCAAATCTCATGAATATAGAAATACAGTCAGCATCCTTCCAAAGATCAGGAGCGGATTTAACTTTATCCTTTGTATTATCTACAAAGCCATGCACTTTCTCCATGGCAGTCTTGCCAAGTTCGGAGAAAAATTGAATGGACTCACTTTCTGTAAGCATGGATCCTAAAGATTCAGACGAGTAAGATGACTTACCATGGGCTTCTGCTTTAGGTTGAGATTCAGGTGGGATATCTCCAAGATCAACAGAGAATAGATTGACATCTTTAAAGTCAGATCCAAACCAAGTAAGATTAAGGAGTTTTGTTCCAACAAGAATAAACAGATCTTTAAGAGCTTTCGAAAATCCAAGAGCTGTAATCCAGGCTGTGAGGGTGGCAACGCGAGTAAGAGCAGTAGAAGAGTAAAGAGATACTAAGAGAGCAACAAAAGAAACAACGAGTTCAGTAATTCTTTCGGAACCTTCTATTTTGAAGGACTCAAACCTTTTCGTAATCGAAGAAAAATATTCTTTGATTTGATCAAAGAGCGGAAATGAATGTTCGATTTTGAGAGTAGGCGTGAGTGCTGCGGACGTGACTTGCTTCACCTTCGAGAATTTTCCGGCTATCCAGTCTTTAACATCTTTGAAACCTTCGGCTTCATGGCCTTGGGCTTGAGGTAAGTTGTCAAAAAAGTTTTTGAAAATAGAATCAAGGTACATTTGTGTAGCCCATTGATCAACATATTTCATCCGTTTATCTTTAGGTTTTCTAAGCAATTCTTTTTCTCTAATGCGTTTTTTGTAATTGGGAATATAGGAATTAAATTTTTCCCAATTGTAATGAGTGTGGTAAACTTCTGGTTCTTGAGGAGGTTTTGGTATAGAAACAGTGTTACCTTGGGCTTCTGGCAGAGTATCAATAAAATCTTTCAACTTTTTCTGGAAAAGAGGTAAATCAACAGAACACATGCATTCTTTAGTTCCATTAATAAAATAAGAGCAATATATTCCATGTTTCTGAGAATGAACATCATAAACATTTTCTCCATCAATAATTGCTAATGCATTGGAAGCATGAGTATCATCAATGTTCAAATTTCTTGTAGGATCGAAATAAGAATATGGTATATATTCAGAATCTTTAATAAATCTGCTAGGATATTGGGGCGGGGGTGAAAACTTTCCTTCGGAAATCTCAACAAGATGAGAAAAAACTTCTTCATATCCAATATGTTCTGTGTAACCTTGAAATGAAAATGGGTTATTAATTTCGGAATAGAAAGGAGTTATGTAGTCAATATTTTGATTAACTTCAGCAAGAACTCTTTGTTGAGTAGGATTGTTAGGCATCAAAGGGATGTTTTCAATATACCACATGATATGAGGCAATCTTCTAACAAATACTGAAGCTTCTCTCATAGTAAAGCTACGGATAAGTTTTCTAGTTTGAACATTTTGTAATTTGGAGTAAAGAACTTTAAGGTCTCCAATTATCATAAGTTCAGCCGAACATACAATCGCTTTGTCAAGATTGTTAAACATATCAATAATATTCGGCGCTTCTGCATTTCTCCAAAATGCAGAATTAATGAGGGAACGGGTCTTCTTGGGCTTGAGAGCTGCAAGATATTGGTCAATAGGAATTGACGCTAAAGGGTTCAAAGGGAACCTGGTCGAGGGAGAATCCAAACCCGATTCTTGTGGGTGTTTCGAGACGTTTCCAACTAAGTACTCCATCAAGGGCTACGCTACCACCGAGCATACAACAACTGTGGCTTTGGTACCATTCACGGCTAAGAGAACATGTATAATTCTGCTAATTGCGATGATCATGGGTGTGTTGTGCATGTACGTATCCTATAGTGTATCGTTACATAAGATGGCGAATCTTATTTCACTCAAGCACCAGCATACGGGTCCGCCAGGACAACGTTAGTTTGGCTAGGTATCATATCACTTCTGACATGACCTATATCCAGGGAGATTGCTAACAATCTACAATTTACACTTTCGGGCACATAATACTACCGGCGCAGAGGTCGTTATACTCGAATCACGACTTACCCTGTATTACAGTGGACACAGATATAAAAGTAGAAAGAAACCAAAACAAGCCTGGTTATCTTATCATCATCCGCTTCAGATGACGCCTCTAAACTGAGGAAGTAGGGGTGGACGAAGTTTTGAGAAAACTCGTTAAAACAACTAGAATCTTTAAAAGAAACTAGGCAAAATCGTATAATTAATAGTACAATCATAAAATGATAGTGGGGTGGGGTGTTATTAATAGTACAGTGGGTATTTGAAATTGTCGTATTCAAAGTCAACGCTTTCGTCAGTGAAAGAAACTACTTGATCTCATCTAATGAGAATCTAAGGTTTAAATTAAGTTTGGGTCTTATGTTTGCACATTGGCATTAAACAATCTAATAAAAGATTGAGTCAACAAACCGTTATTTCCAAAAGGGGATGCTACGGCTCACACTTCGGGCCATTTTAGGCCAG